ATGAGTATTTCTATTAATCAAATCGTCAACGGCAACGTGTATATCAACGGCAATAGTCAAATGGGACGTGCGAACGAAGTAAAAATCCCAGACGTTGAGTTTGAAAAGGTTTCCCATAAAGGCCTTGGTCTACATGGTGAAATTAAACTTCCGGCCGGTACGAACGCTATCGAAGCAGAAATTACCTGGGATAGCTTTTATCCGGAAGTGCGCGCTTTGTTGTTGAACCCTTATAAAAATTCACAGCTAATGATCCGCTCAAACCTCCAGGTGTTTGACTCACGCGGGTTGGCCGCTGAAGAGCCGATGGTGACCATTATGAATGTGTCAGCCAGCAAAATTGGTGGTACGGCGCAGAAAAATAAAGAGAATTCAGAGTTTGGTGATACGGTAGATGTTTATTCAATCAAACAGACCGTGGCCGGCAAAGAGATCTTATTTATTGATGTGCTTGCAAATATCTACCGTGTAAACGGCCAAGATGTATTGCAAAAATACCGCACTAATATCGGTCAATAAAGGGGTGAAAACCTTTAAATCTATTTAAAATCATTCAACCGGTCAAAGTTGTATTCTCCTTTGTGAAGTTAAACAAATCTACTCACAAAGGAGTTTTTTTATGTCTGAAACCATTCTTAAATTAGAGTTCCCATTCCCTGACGGGCAAGGAAACACCATCACCGAGTTAAAAATTCGCCGTCCGAAAGTGCGCGATATTCGCAAAATGACAGGTAAAACCGAAACCGAAATGGCGGTGAGTTTGCTTGCAATTGTCACAGGCTTAGTGCCTGAAGATATTGACGAGCTTGATATTGCAGACTTCCAAGCAGCATCAAAAATTGTTGAGAAAATGCAAAAGGGAAAGTAACCGCGGAAAGTCTTAATGCAGCCCTGGCAGACTTGGCCTTTTGGTTTGGTTTCCAGCCAAGCGAGCTGGAAGAAATGACGCTTGATGATGTTGAACGTTGGATTATTCAAGCGGAGCGGCAGATTAAAGCAAGGTACACAAAAGCCGCTGTTTAAGCGGCTTTTTGTTTAGTGTTTAAGTAGGGTTTGAAGCGTGGCAAATAAGCCAAAAAGCGAGATGATAATTACTCTACTCGAAAACATTACCAGGACTCCGACCAATGTCCACGGTAGTGCAAACAAAAAAGCTGATACGCAAACGGAAACCCATGAGAGCGAGTTACTTTCTGAATAAAAAACTAAAAAATGATAAAGGCTGCCGAGATAGCTTAAAACAAGGGCGAGCAATAAAACAGCCTGTGTGTTTTCTACCCATTTTTCTCTTGTCATTTCTTCCTCCTTATTAATTAAACGGGACTATAAAACATGTCAAACAATCTAGCAATAGGATTAGTCATTACAGCCGGCGTGACAGGTGCGGTTAAGGGCATCCGTTCTGTTTGCAATAGTTTTAAAATATTGCAAGACCAAAGCCTTAGTACGTCCAAAAAAATGGGCGCGCTGGCTAAAACAGGAGTGGCTGGGTTTGCAGCGCTAGCTTCATCCGTTACAGCTACTATGGGGACTATTCGCGGTCTAGCCGACCCCGCAATTAAATTTGAAAGCGCAATGGCGGATGTTAAAAAGGTCGTAAACTTTGATACGCCAGCTCAATTCAAAGAAATGGGCGACGATATTCTAAAACTAACTCGCACAATACCAATGGCTGGGGAAGAAATTGCCGCTATCGTTGCGGCTGGCGGTCAATCCGGCGTGGCGCGGGAGAATCTACTCGGATACGCTAAGGACGCTGCCACAATGGGGGTGGCGTTTGATATGGCGGCTGGTGATGCGGGTGAAGCGATGGCGACCATGGCTAACGTGCTAGGTAAACCAATTACAGAGATGGCTCAATTCGGGGATGTGATTAACCACCTATCAGATAATGCCAACGCGAAAGCGAAAGATATTGTAAATGTCATTACTCGAGTGGGTTCTGATACACGAATGCTTGGGCTTTCCGAAAAGCAATCCGCTGCGCTAGGATCTACCTTCCTTTCAATGGGTAAAGCACCTGAGCTTGCCGCGCAAGCAGTGAAAGGTATGTCGTCATCATTTTTACAACTTAAAGCTGGTGAGCATGCGGAAGAGTTAAAGCAGCTAGGATTTACGACAAAAAGCTTTGCCGCTGCGATGAATAAAGATGCGCAAGGTGCGATTTCTTCTTTCATTGAAAAAGTGAAACAGATGCCAAAAGATAAACAATATCCGCTTCTCGCCAAGATATTTGGTAAACAATATGCCGACGATGTATTGTTACTCGCGCAAAATACCGGGGAATACAACCGCCAGTTAGGGTTATTACAAGAAACCGATGAGCAAGGGAATTTAAAATATATCGGATCAATGCAGCGCGAGTTTGAAAACCGTAGTAATACAGCAGAAAACAAGCTCACCAAGCTAAAAAACAGCATTTCGGAATTGGCCACCAAAATTGGATCAGAATTTTTGCCGGTGATTTCTTCATTTGTGGAAAATATCACACCAGTCATTTATAGCATCACAAAATGGGTGGAAACTAATCCGCAAATTATGGACTGGGTCTTGACGATTGGTGGCGGTATTGCGGCTGTTGTTGGCGGTTTATTAACGCTTCACTCAGCGTTTTCTTTTGTGGCGGCTGGATTATTGCCGTTTATTAAAGCTGGGAAATTCCTGGGTGTATTTCTAGGGAAATTTTTATTTTCAGCAATCAGCAAACTGTCACTTGGGCTTGGTTATTTAATAGGCTACGTGATAAAAGGCGCAATGATGTTTGGAAAAGCGATCTTGATGATGAGCCGTGCCTTACTTACCAACCCAATCGGGTTAATCATTACGGGGATTGCGGTTGCAGCGTATTTAATTTATGAAAATTGGGCTAAGGTTGGGCCATGGTTCTCTGAATTATGGAGCAAGGTTTCCGGAGTGTTTTCTAACGCCTGGAACGGTATCACAAATTTTTGCTCAACTGCCTGGACAAATATCAGCAATTTCTTCACATCCGGCATCGGAAATATCACATCGACCATTCTAAGCTGGTCGCCTTTGGCTTTATTCCAGCAAGTCTTTTCTTCTGTGCTTTCCTGGTTCGGAATTGATGTGCCGGCTAAGTTTATGGATTTTGGCCGAAATATGATAGACGGATTAGTGAACGGTATTAAAAACGCCTGGGAAGAAGCGAAAAAGATTGTTTCCGATTTAGGCGACGGCATTAAAGGGTGGTTTGCTGAGAAGCTGGGTATTCATTCGCCAAGCCGAGTATTTAAAGGCTATGGCGCGAATGTTGTGGAGGGGTTGGCGATTGGGATGGATAAATCAACATCCATCGCAGAAGCGGCGTCAGATAACCTTGCGGGGGCTGTGGGGTTAAATGGTGTGACCCATAACACAGGCGTTCTTGCCAATTATCAGCTACTCAATCGAGCGGACGTCATGCCACAAGCCGCTGGGGCTGCCAATAGTGTGGTGGTGAATTTTAACCCGACAATCAATGTCAATGGTGGTTCAAATGGTGACGGAAACGGCGTTTTAAACCAGGTTCAACAAGGCTTAAAGATGAGTTTAAACGAGTTTGAAATGATGTTGAAGCGCGTGTTAGACCAACAGCAACGGAGAGCATATTAATGTACTTTATGTTAGGAAGTGTGGCATTTGAGCCTGTTGATTTAACTGACTTCAACGAAACCCATGCTGCAGATTTCGCAGAGCATGCGGTCTTAAAAGGGAAACCCCGCTTGCAAGCTATGGGCGAGAAGCTCACAGAACTTAATTTTGCTATTCGCTTACATCATACGCTTGGCGGTGTTGAGCGCCGCTACCAGGAATTGTTAGGGGCGAAATCAAAACAAGCCGCACTGCCATTAATTATTGGTCGCGGGAAGTATAAGGGTAATTTTGTGATCACCGATATTTCATCTGTCACCTTGTTTACAGATAAGTTCGGGAACGCTCTATGTCGCGAGATGAATATTAACTTGCGGGAATTCGTAGGCGATATTGAAGAGAACCCTTTAGGCGCAGCATTAAATATTGGTGGCAACTCCTTGCTCGGATCTATTTTGCCAGCTGGTGCGGTAAAAGCGTTATCCCAGGTTAAAGAAACCGTGCAAAAAGGTGCGGAGTTATTTAACCAAGGACGACAAATTATTGACAGCGTTAGAGATACCGTGGCAGTTGTTCGACAGCTATCTGATGATCCAGCGGCTGCGTTGGCATATTTACCTGGTATTTTAAAAAATCTTGATGGGGCGATTGGTAATTTTGGCGAGCTTACCGGGATGAGAGATTTGCTGGAAGGTGTGCATAAAGTGCTGCCAGCGGCGAGCGATTTAGCCAGGGAAGGTGCGGGGATTTATGAAGATTTAATGTCTATGAAAGATAGTCTAACGCTAGGAAAACAATCCGGTGGAGCGGATTGGAATAACTGGTTTAAACCCGCAGATAGCGCACTGGATGATATTAATGAGCGGATTGATAATGCAGCAGCACCTGTGGCAGAAATGACAGCCTGGGTCGTTTTACGCAAAGATGAGGACGTGATTGATGACACAACAAACCGTACTTAAACATACCGTAAAACAAGGCGAGCGTTGGGATAACCTTGCCTATTACTACTATGGCAACGCATTGGACTTTGAGCGAATTATTAATGCCAACCCGCATATAGGATTATGCGAAGTGCTGCCAACAGGCGCGACGGTTTATATTCCGGTGCTAAATATTAAGCCTACAAATAATGAATCAATGCCGCCTTGGTTGAGAGGTAATAATGAATAGTAACGTGCCAACCCCTGACTTTTCCATTTTATACGAAAAGACCAATATTACCGCTGATATTGAACCGCACTTAATTGAGCTGGCGTACACCGATAATCTTGAGGGCGAGTCGGACGAGCTGACGCTAACATTTGAGGATATTAGCGGGAAATGGGTGCGCCAGTGGTATCCAACGCAAGGGGATAAATTAAAGGCGGCTATTGGTTACAAAGGGACGCTGCTGGCTGATGTTGGGGCGTTTGAAATTGACGAGGTGGAATATAACTACCGTCCTTCATATATTCAAATCAAGGCGTTGAGTACAGGTGTTGGAAAGGCAAATCGCACGTTAAAGCCTAAAGCCTATGAAAACACAACGCTCAAGCAAATAGTGGGCATAATTGCAGAAAAGTTAAAGTTAAAAGTGGTCGGGACAATTAAGCCCATTCCGGTTAAGCGCGTGACGCAATATCAAGAGCGCGATGTTGAGTTTTTGGCAAGATTGGCAAGAGAATATCATCACAGCTTTAAGATAGTGGGTGATCAGCTTGTGTTCACGGATAAAGACGATCTAGGCAAAGAAGAAGCCGTGGCGGTGCTTGAAGAGCGAGATACGATATCGATTACCTTGCGAGATAGAATCAAGGATACGGCCAAGGAAGTTGATGTGAGTGGATATGATGCTTCCGGGAAAAAAGTCATCAAGAAGCGTAAAAAAGCAAAGCCGCTGCGAGAAAAGATGAAACAAGCCCAGGCTGCAAGCGGGGACACGTTGAAGATTGTCACCCGTGGGGAAACCCAGGAGCAGATTGATGCGCGTGCCGATGCCGCGTTGGCCGAACAAAACGAAGACCAAACAGCGGGAAATATCACACTGGTCGGCAATCCTAAGCTCGTGGCTGGCAGCACAATATTACTGCGCAACCTTGGCATTTTTAGTGGGAAATATTTAATAAAATCATCCCGGCATAGTATTACCCGGGGTGGCGGCTATACCACAAGTATTGATGTGCGCATGCTAGAGTTTATCCCGGATGATTTGCTTAGCACAGGCGCACTAACGGAAAATCAAGCGGGGGAATAAATGAAAACGCATGACTTTGGGGCAACTTATCAAGAAGGCATTATTTCAGCAGTTGATGCCGCGAACCATAAAGTGCGGTGCAAAATTCCCGCACTTGAAGATTTAGAAACAGCCTGGTTGTCTTATTTAACGTCTAATGCTGGCGGCAATCAATTTTATTGTCTGCCTGATGAGGGCGAATTGGTGGCATTGTTACTTGATGCGCGCGGGGAAGGTGGCTGTGTGTTGGGAGCAATTTACAACGAGAAAGACACCACGCCGGCGAATGATAACAACATGTGGGTGAAAAAGTTCACAAACGGGACGGTTATTTCTCATAATCGTAAAAGCGGAGAGATTAATATCAATACAAGCGGCAGCGTTACCGTAACAGCTGGTGGCGGTGTAACAATCAATGCTGATACGTCAATTAACGGAAAACTAGCCGTGTCTGGAAAAATTACGTCCGGCACTGAAGTGTCTGCGCCAAAAGTTAAACAAGGCTCTATTGAGCTTGGCTCTCACAAACACCCAGGCGACTCCGGCGGTAAAACAGGCCTTCCGGAATAGCCCACTTCTTTAAATCGCTTTAAAAGCACTCTTCAGCATAGCCTTGTATCATCAAGGCTATGAACACACAAAGCACCCTTATCACAACACACTGGCAGATTGCACCTAACATTGAAAATCAAGTTGTGCAAGGTATTGATGACATCCATCAATGTATTGGCCACATCCTTTCAACAATGAAAGGAACAGATGTGTTGCGACCTGAATTTGGCAGTGATCACTTTCAATATATAGACCAACCGGAAGATATCGCAATTCCAAACATCGTGCGCGAGGTTACGTTAGCACTTCAGCGTTGGGAAAAAAGAATCAATGTTGACTCAGTTAATGTAGAAGGGACTGCCCCGCACTTTGAATTTTTAATTTTTTGGTCGCTTACAGAAGACGTGCATCGTGAAATTTACGCCACGAGGATTACCGGATGAATAGAAATGAAGTGAAAGTTGTAGACGACAATGTTGAAGGCATTTTAAGCGAAGCAATTTCTCAGTATGAAAAACGCACCGGGAAAATCTTACAACCGGCGCACATTGAGCGTTTAGTGATTAATGTTTATGCCATGCGCGAAAGCCTGGCAAGACAAGGCATTAATGAAGCGTTTCGTCAAACATTTCCGCAATTTGCCACCGGTCTTGCGTTGGATTTATGCGGTGAAACGTTTGGCTGTTATAGATTACTCGAACGCCCAGCGCGCACCATTTTGCGTTTTAGCATTAACGGCGAACATCCGTCTGTAGTTATTCCAAAAGGCACGCGAGTTTCGGTCACTGATGACATTGAATTTGTCACGCTAAATGATGATGTGATCACCCCGCTTATATCTTATGTGGAAATTGAGGCGGCTTGTAACAAGCCAGGCACGGAGGGTAACGGTTGGGAGCGAGGCCGAATAAAAACACTTAAAAGTGAAATCAACTTCGCTGGCGAAATAGCTGTCACTAACATTGATGTGCCAAGTGGAGGTTTATTGCGCGAAGAAGATGATCCATACCGAGCACGAATTCTTGCCGCGCCGGAAGCGTTTACCAGTTGTGGTTCAATCGCCGCGTACGATTATCACACTCGCGCCGTCTCACAAGATATTGCTGATGTCAATGTATCGACTCCACGTGGTGGGCTTGTCCGAATTACGGTTTTAACCAAAACAGGATTGCCTGACAGCCGTCTTTTAAATGATGTGAAGCAATATGTCGGGCCTGAACGCCGTCGGCCATTATGCGATACGGTGGAGGTTATTGCACCAACTAAGCGAGATTATCAAATCACCGCGACATTAACATTGCTCGAAGGCTATCGTGAAGACGTGGTTAAGTCCAAGGCGCGCGATGCGTTACAGCTTTACCTATCAGACAAAACGAAAAAACTTGGGGTTGATGTTGTGCCATCGGCAATTATTAGCGCACTGCGCGTTGAAGGCGTGTATGACGTTAATTTAACTGCACCGGCAAAAATTGTAGTCGGTGAAACGGAATGGGCAAATTGCACTGCAATCAATATCAATGCTGCTCCGGAGCGCTCTAATGGCTAATTTAACGTATGCAGATGTAATTGAACGAGAGACTAAATATAAAACGTTGGCCGACCTAAGCCTTGGCATGAATAAGATTGATAACAGCAAGGTGATGACAACTCTGGTCGAGTTAATTGATGATAGTTTTATCTCTTTGCTTGCTGAAAAATGGAGCGTGACGGGTTATGACGGGGCGTTTATCGCAGATAGCGATAGCTCTAAACGGAGCTTAATTCGCATCGCGATTGAACTCCATCGATATAAAGGCACGCCGTGGTCAATTCGCGAAGTCTGCCGCCGGTTAGGGTTCGGCGAGATTGAGATTGACGAGGGGTTAAAAGCGCGGACTTATAATCACAAGTTTGTTCAGACCATACCGTTAAGTGATAAATGGGCTTATTACGCTATCAGACTTAATCAGCCAATCTCAAACGAACAAGCGGAGCACTTGCGCAAAGTGTTGCGTAATTTTACCCCGGCGAGATGCACGTTAGCCGTGCTGGATTATAAATCAGTGTCATTCTTATACAACAATAAAGTGCGATATAACGGCACTTATAACCACGGTTCAAACTAGATTTAAAGCTAATTTAAAGGACATTTATGGCAAATTTAAAAGAACAAGACAAATGGGAAGACGGAGTCTATCAAATTGAAGAAAACGACCCTGTGCTTGGCGGTGAGAATGGCATTACAAATAAACCCATTAAACAGTTGGCCAACCGCACATCCTGGCTTAAAAAAGCCTTAGAGTTGCTTGGAAAAAAATCAGCGCCGAAAGACTTGACCGCGGATAGCACAAGCGCAACTCAGGATGACGGTCATACACACGCGCTTCCAAGCGCTTCAACTACAGCGAAAGGTGTTGTTAAGCTAAACTCAGCGACTGATAGTTCATCAGAAACCGAAGCGGCAACACCTAAAGCAATTAAAAATATAAAAGGGTTAATTGATGCTGTTGTGCGAAATCTTACTAATTACATCCCAAACAGTAAAAAATCTAATGCTATAGATAGCAATAGCGGAGATACGGTCGCAACATCTGCAGCAGTCAAAACCGCGTTTGACCGAGCAGTAACCGCTGATAACAATAATTTATTCCAAAAAATCTACGTATCAAGCGATACACTTGCTTTAGATTTAACTAATAGACAGCAAATCATCAATTTGTTTGGTGATAAATACAGACAAAATGGTTATTTAACGTTTGCCAATCACAACAACGGAAACAGCAAAATTACAGGTTTGCCACTTGAAGTCAGATCCCCGATTGTAATGACGTTCTACATGATGAATGGCTATAGTATTTTCTATTGCCATTACGTCACGCTTAATCGCAAGTTCTTTTCTGTTGCTAATCTTAATAATGCGACATACAAACTAAACTGGGTTGAAGATATTACTAACACTGGTGAACAAACCATAAATCATCAACTCAACATTAAAACAAATGGGTGGGGGAAATTATTTTTTCCGATTGAAAACGGGGGGACGTGGCGGCTTGAAACCAATCCAGAAAGTGAGAAAGAACCACGTTTAAACTTCGCCTATAAAATGCTTGATAACTCAACACGTTATATTTCATTCCCTGTTTTAAATAAAAGTGAAACTGTTGCATATCGCAGTTGGGTTGATTCACAAATTGCATCAAATTTCACGCGTAGCAAGCTTACAACACAAAATCTTAATGATGTGAAAGACTATGGTGTTTATGCACAAGAAGACAATAGAGACGCTACGGAAGGTCGTAATTACCCTGTTAATTACGCAGGCACGCTATTGGTATACCCATCAGCTTATAGCGTTATGCAAGTGTATATTGGATTTAACACTGGTGAAACGTATCAGAGAAACATGAATTACGGTTTAAAAACATGGGGAAACTGGGTTAGAACTGATGGATTAAGAGGAGTAAATAAATATGGCGACACAATGACCGGCAATCTAAGTATAGAGGGTAGTCGATCTGGGGGATTTGCAAACGGATTAATTATAAAAAACAAAGCCGGCGGACAAAATACAAGTGGATTTATTGATTTTTTCCAAAGTGACAACGTTCCTCGAGCTTCTGTCTGGTTTAGAGATGCAGGAAAAAACAGCACTCAAATCGAATTCCTAAATACACCAGAAGGAGGTGATTGGTTTCATGATAGCAGAGAAACAGTAATGACTATATCAAGCGCTGGGTCGCTATGGTCAAAGTCATACGGATGGATACATGAGTATTTTGCCAAACAGACAGATATCAGCAATGTGTGGAATGAATTAAATAACACCTACCGAAAAAATAGATTCAGACACCAGCATTACCCACACCATTACAACGGCGCAGAAGTGTTTGATATCCCTGTTGCTGATAATGGCGTAATGCGGGTGATTATGATGAACGTAAGTGTTGATGGATATGCAAGAGTGAATCTACCTGAGGCATTTAACGGTGTATGCACGGTGCAAGTGACAGATGTCGGAGCCGGTAGAAAATCAGTAGGGGCTAATATTCAAAATGGCAGCGTTGTTGAAATACACAACAGTGGTGAGGCTGGATTTAATATTCTGGCAATCGGATGGTATGGGTGGTAATTATGATGTTATTTAACATAGAAAAAAGCACGTTCTCACCTGATTATCTCGTAACAGATAATCAAAATTGGGTTGAAGTGAGTGCTGAAGAAATTGACGGGATTTCAGCCAGTATCACCGGTGGTGGTGCTGTTTGGTTGGAAGCCGGGAAAGTTAAATATTCCGGTAAAGCGCCAAGCGAGTTTCATGAATTTGATAATGTGACAAAACAGTTTGTTTTATCAAAGACAAAGCAAGCTGAGTTTACCAAGGAAACACAAGCTCGACTAATCAATAATATTGATGTTCACGCTGCGTCAATTTACAGCACTTGGACTCGTTTTGAGTCTGAATATCGTGAACGCCAAGCCGCTGCGGAAGCGTTTAAAAATGCAAACTATCAAGGCGAATGCAGTCGGTATATCACGGACTTTGCCAAACGCGCTGGATTGAATAACCAAGCCGCGACAGATTTAATTCTACAGCAAGCAGCTGGTCTTGAGAAACTACAGGTTGAGCTTGCAAACCAACGCATGCGCAAATATGAGCTTAAAGTGCCTGGATTGACAATCGAAAAAATGCAGTCCATTCACGATGACATCATTAAACAAATGGATGCATTGATGGAGGCTTATAACAATGGCTAACCGTATTTATCTCGCTTTTTATAAGCATAAACGCAGCTTTTTGAAAGAGCCACTTAAAACCTTGGCTGATGCGGTGGCGCGCTTTTTTACAAAAGGCCAATACTCGCACTGCGAGATAGCGATTGAGCGCGTGGAATTCGTCCAAGGCGATCATTATGAACACGTTACGGTTTTTGATTGCTATTCATCGTCTGTGCGCGATGGCGGTGTGCGATGTAAGCAGATTGATTTGTCTGACACAAATAAGTGGGATTTAGTCTTACTGGATAACGTAACAGAAGCACAGATTAAATCTTATTACAACCGCACGTCCGGCGCTAAATATGACTGGTTGGGCGCGTTAGGTGTTGTGCTTGGGATTAAACAAAAACGAAGCAAATATTTTTGTTCGGAATGGTGCTTTAACGCAATTTATAACAGCGACGAAGGCTGGCGATTTAGCCCAAGCCAACTCGCAGCGATGGTGCGTAAAAATGGATAAAACAACGATTAACCTTTACCGTGGTGATGATGAGGAATGTATTGTTCGCCTGTTTGAAAAACTGCCGGATAACAAATTAAAACCTCTCGATTTGAGTAATATAGCGCGCTTTGATTTGTGCGCAAAAATCCGAGATAACACGGTGCTAACACTATCATCAACTGAGGGTGACATTGAAATAATCGACGTCCTGGGTGGTGTCATCAAGCTTAATATTAGCCATAACTTAACCAAGGAGGCAACATGGTCACAAGCCGGTTACGATTTGCAAACTGTATCTCATAGCGGACGCATTAAAACGCCAATTCGCAACGGCATAATTAACCTGCAATTTGACTACACGCCAGTTCCTGGCGGGGTAAGAGATGAATGAGATTATTGCAATTATCAGCCAACCACAAGAGATTACTGCAATTATTGACCCACCGAGAGAGATTGTGGCAGTGGTCGAGGCCGTAATGACAGAAGGCTCATCATTGAACGAAAACGAACTATTAAAAATTTACGAACAAGGAAAAGAGGACTACAACAATGGCAAAACCAGCACCAACTAAAGAAGACCAACCATTTATCTATCGGCTCGGACAAGACGTGGCAAAACTTGGATTTGAAGTTGAACAACTCAAAAGCAAGTCAGTAAAAGCTATGCGTGTAGCTGTACCGTCAATCCCTGATGGTTACACTGGCGAGACGGTGGAAGCTAAAGTAATGCTGCCAGCCGAATACCAACACATGATCTGTATTAAATCACGAGATGGTAAAATTGATTTGCTCCAAACAGGTGAGACATTAGATGTCATTGCAGAATATGAAGATTATGAATTCTATCTCGCACCAGTATATAAACTTGATAATGAACCGGTTAGAGCAAACTTTGCACCCGACACATTGGCGGAAATTGAAACAATAAAACGCAATCAAGCCATTTATAAATATCTAGCCAAGTATTTAACAGATAACTATTTAACACTAGTGCGTAATAGCTATAAAGGAAATGGCCAAGTTTATGTTAATCAGAATGGACTAGACGCTTTATTAGATAAGCCTTTTGAGACAGATCTAATAGGCGTTGATTTACCGCTAGGCGATTACGAAGAGGCTAAATCCGCCATTAAAACAGAGCTAGATAATATTAATGCTGGACGTGTTGATTTAAATAGTGCATCAAATTTTGCTATCGAAAGATACTATAAACATGTTGATGCTTAATTTTAAAGTGCGGTCAATTTTGGCCGCATTTTGTTATCAGCTTATAAGGATAAATAATGACAAACAAACAAACAAACAAACAAACAAACAAACAAACAAACAAACAAACAAACAAAGTGTACTATGTTTAAACAAGCACCACTACCGTTTGTTGGGCAAAAGCGGATGTTTTTAAAACACTTCGAGGAAGTGTTGAACGCCAACATTAAGAATGATGGCGAGGGCTGGACTATCATCGATACATTTGGAGGAAGTGGTTTATTAAGCCATGTAGCTAAACATCTCAAGCCTAAAGCACGCGTAATCTATAATGACTTTGATGGATACGCTGAGCGATTGACACATATTGATGACATTAATGCGCTTCGCGCACAGCTTTACGCGGTAGTCGGTAACGCTACGCAAAAAAACAAAAGATTGACGAAGGATTGTAAGGCAGAATGCATCAAAATCATTCAGAATTTCAAAGGTTATATTGACCTGAATTGTCTAGCAAGCTGGCTTCTATTTAGCGGCCAACAAGTGGCAACACTAGATGACTTATTTCAGAACGATTTCTGGCATTGTGTTAGACAGTCTGATTATCCGAAAGCGGATGGATATTTAGACGGGCTTGAGATTACGCGCGAGTCATTCCACACGCTTTTGCCTAAATTTAACGGCGACCCTAAAGCATTATTTGTTCTAGACCCGCCATATTTATGCACCCGCCAGGAAAGCTATAAACAGGCGACGTACTTTGATTTAATCGACTTCCTCCGATTAATCAACATCACGCGTCCTCCTTATGTATTCTTTAGTTCAACAAAGAGCGAGTTTATTCGCTTTATTGAATACATGGTAGAGGATAAAGTTGATAATTGGGAGGCTTTTTACAACTCAGAACGCGTTGTTGTTAAGGCTTCAGCAAGTTATTCCGGCAAGTATGAAGATAATATGGTTTATAAGTTTTAA